GCGCCCTTTTTCAAAGCATCCTTGTAAAATCCTTGACCACTACCCCCACAAATAGCCACACGGCTAACAAGAGGATTATTATGGTCATAACGAACCAAGCGAACACTGTCCAAGCCAAAAACTGCTTTTACTTTAAGAGCAAGTTCTTCAATGGTCTGTGGCACGATATCACCCACTCGACCGATTCCATGATTTTCAGAAGTCTGTGTTAAATAAGTGGTGTCTTTAATGTCAAGTATGTCACAAAACCAATCATTAAGCCCATCATTGACAACATCAATATTAGTATGACTCACATAGACTGCAATATCATGCTTAACCAGGTCAAGCAAAATATCTCGGTCAGGCGAAGAGACCAAATCCTTAACTGGACGGAAAATTGGAGCGTGTTTAGCAATGATAAGGTCCACACCTTTTTCAATAGCTTCAGCTACTGTATTTTCACGAACATCCAAGGTAACCATGACCTTCTGAATCTCCTTATCCAGACTGCCAATTTGCAAGCCAACCACATCACCTTCCATGGAAAGCTCCTGTGGACAAAATTCCTCATAAGTCTTGATAAGTTCACTAGCTAACATGGTTCAAAACCTCCTTAATGGTTTGAATTTTATCTTCAATAGCTGCACGGTCAGTCTGATTGGCAAGAGGAATGGAGCCTAAAGCAATCTCTAGTTTATTGATTTCTCTCTGCCATTTGAGCTGGAAAACCTGAGATTGGTCTTTCATGAGATGAGGACCAAAACGCACTTCCTTGTCTGAAAGGCTCATATGTCCAGCTTCTGCCACCATGATTTCGTAATATTTGCCATTTTCAGTCATGATGGATTCGGCAATAATCTCAAAACCATTTTCCATCAACCAAATACGGAGATCATCTTCACGATTATTTGGTTGTAAAATCAGACGGTCTACGCCTGTTAGTTTGTCCTTTCCAGCATCTAGGATATCCGCAATAAGACGTCCTCCCATGCCACAAATCGTGATAGTTGTTACCTCATCAGCAGGTTCGAAGGCAGCCAAGCCATTAGCCAAGCGCACATCTATTTTATCTTGGAAACCAGAAGCTGAGACATTAGCAAGAGCAGATTCATAAGGGCCTTTTACCACTTCACCAGCAATAGCTGAAGTAATCAAACCTTTTTCAAGTAAATAAATCGGAAGATAGGCATGATCACTGCCTACATCCAAGAGTTTTGCGCCTTTCGGAACATAGGTTGCTACGTCCTTGAGGCGTTGAGATAATTGTACGTACATGTTTCATCTTTCTATTTTTTTAAGTCTCTTCAATTATATCAAAAAAGGAGGTTGGTAAGAAATGCTTTTAATTTAAAAAATGCTTAGAAAAAACCCGTTATTATAGGCTTTTCCTTTATCTTAAAAGACTATTTCAGCAATTTGCTTACCTTTTTGCTAACTTTTATATAGATTTTAGAGCCATTTCATAGAATGAGACGGCTTTTTTAGCATTCTCTTTTGATAAGTGACTGTATATGTCCATAGTCATTGAAAGTTTAGAATGCCCTAGGCGGTGTTGCAACTCTTTATAAGGAATACCCGAATTAAGGAGCAAACTAGCATGAGTATGTCGGAAACCGTGGAAACCTATGTTAGTTACCCCAGCATGTTTAAAGTGTGTTCTTAATCGAGTTTGCAAAGTATGGCTATTAGGGTATTCATGTATAAAGTCCGAGAATACCACTGTTTCAGTCCTACCTAGTTTCCAAGCCTCTTGAGTTTGCTTGCGTTGGTATCTTTTCAGCATGGTTGCGGTTTGCTGATCTATGTCTATATCTCGGTAACCAGCTTTCGACTTTGGACTGTTTACTTCCTTTCTATAATTTAAAGTCTTTGTGATATGCACAACCGAGTTATCAAGGTCAATATCAGACCATGAGAGAGCTAATGCCTCATTAATACGGCAACCCGTAGCAAGTAAAAACTTGTATAGCACGGTTTCATAGTAATAACGGTATCTATTACTATCTAGGCTATCTAAGTAATCAATGAATTGTCTTAGTTCCTCGTTGTTAAAGTGCTTAACCTTTTGTCGCTTTGCTTTTTGGATATTTCTAGGGAGAATAACCTCACGCGCAGGGTTAAACGGTATAGCTTGCATGACTACGCCATACTGTAAAATACGCTTGTTAAGCGCGTGTATCCTATCGTAATGAAGATAAGACCCCGTTTCTCCCTTGTTGGTCTTATTAGCAATCTTATTGATAATCGACTGTATCAGTGGAGTTGTTAGCTTATCTAGTTTAAAACTGCCAAACAAAGGCAAAACATGGTTATTTAAGATCTTGTAAACACTATCTTGGGTATTCGGTTTGACTGTATCTTTATAGCTTTCCCACCATAAAAAAGCTAATTCTTTATATGTTGTGATAGTGCTAGCCTTAAAGCGTGTTGATCCATTAGCTTTAAAATCAAATTGCGCTTGTTGGGCTTTGGTCTTGAGTTCTTTCTTTGTCCTAGCGGTTACTTTGGTTGTAACTTTCTTACCAGTGATTACATCAACACCAAGATAAACATTAGCACGATAGACGGTTGACCCGTCTTTTTTCTTTATCTCGTTAATTTTCATGATAAACCTTTCTAAACATCAGCAGGCAAGCCATATTATGTCGGGTTTAGATTGGTTTATGTATATGGTCAATAGATTAGTCTTTTTGTCTATATAGGCTTACGACTTTGATGATGGTAACCTTACTAATCTAGGTAGTCGCGTTCTCCATACGCTGATTGTAAGACTTTCAAGAGTTTTTCAGTTTTTTCTTTAGAGTTTGTTTCATCGTAGATATAACCGTGGATTTGCTCCTCTAAATCGTTTCTAGCAAACTCATTACCAAAAACTAATGAGTAATCATCAATTATTTGTTTTGATTCGTCATTATCAGAAAAAATCAAATCGGTAAACTGTCTGCCTCTTGGGGTGGCATTATTGAGATTGGCAGCCTGCACCATAGAATATAGAGACAAAATTTCATCATCGCTAATGAAGATACTGTTATCACGGAAAAATGTAATGAAGTCTTTAAACATCTTTTCTTGGAGCTTTTTGTTAGAACGTTCCAAAGAGTGAGTTAAAATCATCCCCTTTTCAGGTTCTATTACAACTTCATCGTCATATATTTCAGAATCATCAATATATCCCAACAGATATCCAACGCTTACCCCGAAGAGGTCAGCCAACTCTTTTGCTTTATTGGCTTTCATCAATGTTTTATCTTTTTCCCAACGTGAGATAGTTTTTTCAGATACTTTTATCTCTTTTGCTAACTCGCTTTGAGTCATATTTTTTGCTTTTCGTAATTTTCTTAATTTACTCATACTTATCACCTTTCTTATTGATTGTAACATAAAAAAGACAAAAATGTCCTAACAAATAACAATTTTTTATTTGACATCGTACAAAAAAGTCTGTTATACTATTCTCGAATCGGACATAAATGTCTGATGTCAAAAAAATAAAAAAGGAGTAAACGACATGACGAAATTAAAAGGTTATCGAGTAATGTTAGGTAAGACTCAGCGTGATATGGCAAAAGAACTAAATATTTCTGTTCAGTCATATAACAATAAAGAGACTGGTAAAACTGCATTTAACGACAAGCAAAAACTAGCTATAAAATCTATAGTTGCTGAAATCAAACCCGATATCACTATTGATGAATTATTTTATTAGGAATAAGAGCAACAAAAAAGGCTTAGCAGTCGCCAAACTCACAAGCCTTTAAACATTCACAACTAAAACGCAACACACTGGCAGGCAAGCCATATTATGTCGGGTTTTAGAACATTTATAAAGATACCTCAATTATACCATGAATTGCTGGTATCGCATACCCCTACTTAGAGCGCTACCTCTTAAAAATGGAATAACATCACAGAAAAAAACAAAATTGAGGTAAATACAATGGCTAAAAAAACAAAGAATAACACACTTACAGTGAAACGAAGCAAAAACCTAGGCACTAACTTAACTAATATCATGTCTGGTTTACAAGGTCTTAGAAACCATGCTAACACTCTTATGATCGCAAAGCACGCAGGGGCAGATAATGGGCTACTACGCAATGAAATGGGTAACTTTCTGGAAACAGTCTTTGATATGGCAGAAATTTATTCTAACGAGTTAGATAGAGTTGCCTTTTACCTACTCGAGTGCGATAACCCAGAGGAATTAAGAGCATACGAGGCAGAGGAAAAAGGAGAGTAAATCATGGCTAATGAATTAAATTTATCAGCTAGCCAGTTTATTGTCCTAGCTATCATTTTAACGCTTGCCTTAACTGCTTTATGGCTTAAAAAGAGCTATTTTCAGCTTGAAATAGAGCCTAAAACTGAAGATAACACCACGCGCAACGTAGGCACACGCTACGGGGCTTATATTCAATCACAAGGCAAATATAACAACTAGAAAGAGGGATATCATGACAGAAAAATTTAACTTATCAGCAGAAAGAGCTAAAAACTTTGGCTTAGATCTTGAAGAGGCTTATAACACTATGTTGGCTTTTTCCCTTGAAAATAAATTAGATTGTTACCCACCACAAGACCGCAAGAAATTAGAAAGTGTGCTTGAATTTTTAATGGACGCCACTGATATGTGGATGAATGGGCAAATTATTGTAAGTAGTCAAGAAAGAGGTGTAAATGAAAAGAAATAGATTACAAGAGGCAGAAATGGCAGTCTTAGCAATCCTAAAGAAAGGACGTGCTAACGCTACGACTGGCAAAGAGATAGCCACTATCACGGGTTACAAGTCCCGTCTAATATATAGCGCTATCAGTAACCTAGTCGTTCGCTATGGTGTTCCTATCATTGGTGCTAGGGTTGGTACTTGTAACGGTTACTATATAGCAGAAACCAGAGAGGAACTATTAGAGGGACTTATTTCTCTTAAAAACCAAGTAAAGAACGAGCAGAAAAGGCTCGACGTTCTAATGTCTATCGAGGACGTGACTAACTACGAGAAAATACTAGAAAGGGGCTAATATGCAAGTTCTAAGTGAAGAATACCAAAAAGAGCTTGCCCAAGGGGTTATATCGGTACTAGATAAAGCCCTAGAGGGCTATTCTAAGCTCGATAAACACCAGTTAGGGTTAATCACCGCCCAGCAAGCTATGGACGAGTTAGGACTTAAATATAATACCCTAAGACGCTGGGAAGAGGCTGGGCTTAAACGCTATCAGCCACCAGTGGAAGACACGCGCAAAGTCTATTACCGTGTCAGTGATATTCTAGCTTTTCTAGGCGTGTATAACTAAAAAGGGGGTGACTTAATGCCTATCTACGAAAGTGTGGGTTTTGGTAATGACTTGAATTTATTCGATAAAAAAGCACCCTTTGACTATATCGCTGAATTTCGACCTAGGAGAGTGCCACAGGGTGCAAATATAGACGATTTTAAGCGCAAATCAGCCCCCTACTGCCTTAGTGGCAAGGTGAAACAAGACGAGAACGGCAACTACAAACGCAATAATGCTAGCTTAGTTTATCGTGACTTGATTTTCTTGGACTATGACGAGCTAGAGGCTAATATAGACTTTCCTAGCGTGGTCGATAACGCCTTACACGGGTATTCTTATATAGTTTACCCAACTATTAAGCACACGGCTAATAACCCACGTTATAGGCTTGTAGTGAAGCCTAGCGACGCAATGGACGAGCAGACCTATAGGCAGACCGTCCAAGAGATAGCAGGCAAAATCGGGCTACCATTCGACAGTACAAGCCTAACATGGTCGCAGTTACAAGGCTTACCAGTAACCACTGGAGACCCTACTGATTATGAAAAGATTGTAAATAGGGGGCGTGATTACCCCGTAGCAAAAACAGTTACGGCTAGTCAAAAACCACACTATCACACACCACGTCCAAGCGGTAATAAAACAATCACCATGCGCGTGCTTGATACTCTATTACATGGCTTTGGTGACGAGGGCGGGCGTAATGTTGCGGTAACTAGGTTTGTAGGTCTATTACTTTCAAAGTGGGTTGATGCTGACGTAGCCACTGCCTATGAGCTAACAACCATAGCTAATAGCGTTACAGATAACCCTTTACCAGAGCAAGAACTGGAACGGACTTTTGAAAGTATTGTTAGATCAGAAATAAGAAAGAGAGGTGTCAATGGAAATTAATATTGACGAATTGCAAGAACAACTTAACGAAACCAAGGTTATTGAGCCGCCTAAGTCTATGAAAGAATTACTAGACCGTATCTATCAAGCTGGTGAGCTATGGCGCAAGGAACACGCAGAGACCGTTGGTAGAGGAAATGATGGTTTAGGTGTCAAAATTCCCCTACCACCTATTTATACGGTTGCCAAAGAGTTGAGCAAAATTGCAACGTTTACCTTTATTACCAAGTCTAACACCGCTGATAATAGCTTGCTCTATCTGTATGATCTCGACGAGGGTATCTATACCGCTAGCACAGACGAATTCAATGTTTTGTGTAAGACGTTTGATAATAGAATAAAGCCAAACGACTGGAAACAGATAAAAATGATGGTACGTACCATGACGAAGATAAGAAAACCGCTAGAAAGTGCTAACTTAGTACCAGTACAGAATGGTATCTTAGACTTGAAAAACAAACAACTACTACCATTTAACCCTAGCCATGTTATCACTAGTAAGATAGCCACTGCTTACAATCCGCCTAAGTTTATCCCCAAGGACAAAGAGGGTAACACGTTTGATGATTGGTTAAGTTCTATCGCTTGTGGAGATAGTGAGCTAATAACCCTTTTTTGGCAAATTATCCTAGAGGCTATCAACCCAAACTATACTCGTAACAAGTTCGCTATTTTATATGGTGACGGTAACAATGGTAAAGGAACATTTCAGCGCTTGCTTATCAATCTAATCGGTGAAAGTAACGTGTCAGCTTTGAAACCTGCACAATTTAGTGACAAGCATAACTTAGAAACGCTTGTGGGTAAGGTATGTAACATTGGAGATGAAGCACCTAATGAATACTTGAAAAACCCGTCTGACCTAATGAGTATCACCAGCGGTGACACTGTACTTGTTAACCCAAAAGGAAGACCAGCCTTTGAAGCGACTTTCAAGCTCTTTAACATCTTTTCGGGAAACTATATCCCTAATGGCGGTAACAAAACCAACGGCTGGTATCGTCGTATTATGATTGTTCCTTTTAATGCAGACTTTAACGGTCAAATCGAAAAGCCTTGGATTAAGAACGAGTTCCTAGCAGATAAAGACGTTTTAGAATACGTTTTATATAAAGCCGTCAACCAAGAGCCATTCACTCATTTTATTGAGCCTAAGGCGGTCAAAGACTTATTAGAGCAGTATCAAGAAGATAATGATTATTTACTTGATTTTCTAAAAAGTGAATACATCCCTAACGGCTGGCATGAATTAGAAATTGTACCAGTCTTTCTAGCCACGAAACGCCTAAGAGAGTATGCCGAAGATATGGGAATACAAAAGCCGAATTTATACGGTGCAGGGAAAGAAATCGCTAGAAACCTACGAAACTTAACACCACACAGCTATTTTGTTAAAAGGGCAAGGGCGAAAGCGGGTGATATCAAAACTTTAGACCCTAATGGATTTGATGCAAAAAAACTAAATAAAGCACAACACTCAATCGTAAAAGAGGAATAATGTTACCTTGTTCCCTTGTTGTTACATAGTTTTCACAACAATGTAACACCCTTAAACCCTTGATGCATAAGGGGTTAGACCTATTCTGTTACTTTGTTACCTTCTTTATAAGGTTTATAATATAGATAGATATATGATGATAGTTATATATATAAGAGAATAGAAAAAAGAAGGTAACAAGGGAACAACACCCCTCAAACCCTTGCTACTATTGGTCTTGTATATGTTACCAACAATGTAACAAAAGGGAACAACAAGGGAACAAATCGCAAAAGTTTACATAATTTATCTTAAAACAAGAAAGAGAGACTAAAAATGACTGAAAACCACTACCTAGAACAAGCGGAAAAAGACAGACTGGAACTTGAACAGCACCGCTTAAATTATATGGCTGATGATACACCTATTGATCCTAGCGCTATTCCTAAACTAATGGAAATAGCTAAAAAGTTACGAGCAGAGGATACCAGTCTGAACATTTATGAACTGTATAAGCACCCAGAAGCGCGTGCTAAACTATTCTCACAGATAACTGAAGCTTGTTATATGGCTTTGAGTGCAACACCGACACAAGCCCAAAGAGTGGCATTTTGCGACTATCTAGAACAGCAATACGAAAACACCTTAAAGAAAATGATTGCCAGCACAGACAAACAGGCACTAGGTGAGTTACTAGATTTGTTAGAGCTACCAGCAGAGAGAGAAAGCCAGTTTATCCGAGATATGGCAGTCAGTGGGATACTAGCCAAAGATTGAACAATGAAGCGCTTGGGTTATCTGAGCGCTTTTAACTAGTATAAAAAGAGGATAAATCATGGAACTAATGGAAATCAATGAAAAGCAGACAATCAAGAACGCTAAAAAGAAGTTGCGAGAATACCCACGATGGCGAGAGATTGCACACGATAGCGCTGAACAGCGTATAACGGCAAATTATACCTTTGAGCCACGTTCTAAGAGCAATCACCACAGCAACATTGTTGAAACCATGACAGTAAGACGAATTGATGCCATGAACGAGCTGGAAGCTATCGAGGAAGCACACAGAAACATTGTTGATAAACGTTATAGGGTTATTATCTATCGCCGTTTCTTGCAACACCCACCAGCACCAAACTGGGTTATCGGTCAAGAATTGGGTTACGCTAGAACAAGATTTCAAGAGCTAGTTAACCTAGCTTGTCTAGCTTTTGCTGAAAATTATCGAAACGGTGAACTTATTGATTTGCTTGAATAGTTGGGTTGTCCATATATAAGGCGAGGTGTCAAAGTGATAGAAATTGAATTAAAGGCGTTTATAGACGTTCTCAAAGCTAGCAACCTAACCAAGGCGAAGATAGCACACGGCAAAGCTAGGGTATGGCTAGACTTGGATAAGTTTACCATGGTTTATAACGGGCAAGAAACGACCTTAAAACGGCAGTCATTAAACTATGGAGGCTATCGTTATTATTTATATTGCCCTAACTGTGGAGAGGCTAGAACGAGCTTATATTGGCATCGCGAAGCCTTGTCATGTCGTAAGTGTCTGGGATTTCATAATAGAACATTAAACCGAAGTAAGACCGACTGTGTTTATTACTGGGAGCAGGCAGTTAAGGAAGCCCAAAAGATAGTGCCTGAATATGAGGCAAAGGACTACATAACTCCCGATTTTCCCGATAAACCAAAAGGAATGCACTGGAAAACTTATTACAAGCATAGAGCTAAGTATTATCGATATTGGCGCAAAGGTGAAGACTTATGGTTAAGTGGAGCAAGTCGCTTGATATGATCTTGATTTGTCGTAACGTTTCGACATTTCACAACGTCGGGAAAATTGGGAATACTCTTGAAACGTGACAACGTTGTCAGATTTGATAAAGCTCTTAAATTCGACCCCGTGGTCTAATTTGGAATAGGTTATTAAATTTGTGTACGTCCTCAATTTTTCTAGTTACTCTTTGCCATAGAGTGGAGAACGTTCTTAACCCCTCTATAACGTCCTTAACACTTCCTAAACAAAGAATAGTCCGATAACATTCGGGCTATTTTTAAATGCACCCCCGCCCCTATATTGCCGTCTGGAGAGCCACTACAAGGTGTTCTTTTATGTCGGACACCGATTTTTCAGATTTTTAAAGGGTGTCTATACCAATTTGTAGAAATCATTGGATACTAATAAAAAAGCTTATCATGAAGAATATTTGAACAAGGGAAATATTTATATAGAATTTTTTTAAATAAAGTTATTGCATAATTTACTCTAACCTGATAGAATTTAATAAAGATGACAAACCCCCCACATCCTTTTATGGACAGATACGTTCTGACGTGGGGCTTTTTTTATAACTTAGGAGGTTCAATGAAAGCACCCATAGCTTTGTCATGGCAAGAACAGTTAGACCTATTCAAAAGTAGGGGTATGAAAGTTACTGATAACGATGTTGATAAAATAAAGAATATCAGTTATTATCGACTTAAAGAGTTTGCAAGACCTTTATCTACCATTTCGAAAAAAGATGGTGTAACTTCTATTTCATACAATGGAGTAGAATTTAAAGAGGTGCTTACTCGCTATTATCAAGATAAAAATCTTAGAATTTATTTACTTCACGCCATTGAGAAAATAGAGGTTTCAATAAAAACGAGAATTTCGTATGTACTAGGTAAAAAGTACGGGGCTTTTGGGTATTTGAATTTTTCTTCATGGTCAAATCGTAAAAAATATACAAAGTTTCAAATCGAAAAAGAGCAATTTTCGATAAAGAAAAGATTGTCAAAAATAGTTAAGCTTAGTCAATCTTCTGAGTTAAATAATAAAATAAATACAGATCCTGATGGATTTCCATCAGTTTGGCTCGGGATTGACTTGTTAATGTTTGGAGATATTGTAAAAATCCTCGATATTATGAGTGAATCTAATTTGGAATCAATATCCTCATACTATAAATGTAGCAACGAAGAACTTGTTGCATGGATGAAATGTCTTAATTTTATAAGGAATATATGTGCTCACAATTCGAATCTAGTTGATATAAAGTTAACAACTAAACCTAAAACCCGTAAATATTGGAATCGATATCTATATATTATTGAAAGCACTAAGAACGACAAGATTATAAAAAAACCGACTAATCGGCTTTCCGTTGTAATAATAATAATTGTCGAACTTGTAAATCAAATAAACCCAAAATATAACTGGCATGATATTCAAAAAAGTATACGAAATCTTTGTAAAAATAACGATGAGCGTGCTCTATTGTTAGGATTCAACTCTTTAGAATCTGCTAAAAATATAACATCATCTATTAAAGATAAAAAAGCTTAGTTTATAGTAAGCTTTTTTTAGTATCTTTTATTTAATCTGAGATATAACACAGTTCTATTTTTCTGTATCAATTACGAATAGTATAGGAAAGGAGAATAATATAATGCTAACCTATGATGAATTTAAAGAGGCTATGGACAAGGGTTTTATTAAAGGTGATACTGTCCAGATTGTCCGAAAGAATGGTAAGATCCATGACTACGTTTTAGACGGTGAAAGAGTTGAGCCACACGAAACATTGAGTTTAGAAAAGGTATCAGATATAATAAAGGAACTAGGCGAAGACAACTAAAAAAAGCACCTTACTGGTGCTAGTTTCTTGCCTGCTAAACTCGTAAATTGATTGATACCCTAACGGGTATTTTTTGCTTTCCATATTGCTAACTTTTGGGGTAAGCAAACGGCAACTTATGGGGTGTGAATTGCTAAAACAACTCACAAAATCGCTTTGATATCACTCTAATAAAATCTATGAAATAGCAGGAAAAATTTTGGTAAGAAATGCTTTTAACACATTTCCTAACAACTTCCTTTTTGTTTATACTTTCTCGCCTGTAAAGACGAAAAATTTAGAAATAATGTAG